TTACCAGCTTAACGCTTCGCCGCTGGCCTTGAGGTTTTGTTTGTACATCATATCGATGGTTACGTAGTTGCACATATCCACCGCGCTATCGCAATAATCGCTGATTACCCGGTCCATCACTTCGCGGTTTTTAGCGCGGGTAAGCTGCTTAAATGCCGCAAGGTTTTGCTTTTCCATCATGCGCAGCGTGGTCGGCTGGCACATATCAACGGCGCCGTCGCAGTACTCAGATTTTACTTTTTCTTTGATATATTCGATCACTTCCTGCTTTTGGCCTTCTGAGCCGTTAAAGTCCATCGGATTAACAAAAGCGGCATTAGCCGTATAAGAAGCCACAAGCGCAGCAAGCCCCAGAACGATTTTCATCATCACATCCTTAGTGTGGGTAAAAGAAGCTTAAGATTAATCCTAAGGGCGATGGAAGAAAACCGATAAAGCGAAGATGGGCTACGAAGCTCACCACATGCGCCCGCATAAAAATCCATTACGACGGGGATGCCTGGATGGCACGTTTAAATGCCGGCATGCCTAATTGTGCCATGTAATCATCTCATCCAGCCGATGAGGAATGTCAGAGAAAAAGCTTTCATCAAGGCTGAAATCACCTTTGACCTGGACACTATCAGCATGTGCTTCTGGTCAAATTTCATATTCAATAACAACACTGTCGCTGCCCGTAACTTTTCTGATAACCATATTCAGCTGGCGGCATTCGCTGCGGAATTCAAAAGGCATGATTTCACGTTGGGCAATCAGCGCATCATGGTAAGCAGGGAACCGCTCATGCAATATCTGTAGTTCGCCTACGGTAAACTCAGTCTGGAATTGTGCCTTCAGGCCAGGAACAGAAAATTCAACAAAGCATTTAACCCAGTCCCAGCGGTGATGCCCGGAATCGATCCCGTTATCGATAACTTTTTCAAAAGGAGAAATAGCAAAGATGAATTCTTCGTTTTTAATATCAAACCTTGTTGCGCTCCTGTCGGCTGCCTAAAAATAGAAAAAGTGGGTAATTGTCCAGTAAGATCCTCTTACCACAACTTCCAGAGTATATTTTTTATAGTCGGTGGTGGCTTTTTTACGGTACAGCTTGTACATCTCTATTTCATATCTGAACAGACCTTTGACATTGCGGGGATCTACCATGCGCTTACCGTAACGTATGGCTTTTCCCGGATATGCAAAGGGACATATCGGTCCGGATTATACATGTGCCGGGCAGAAAGGCCGGTTTCGCTGATCGAGGGCATGCAGTTTATGATTGCCGTCAACTCAGCTGAATCAAGATACTTGGGATTTTTAACAGCAGAGGAGGCTCCTGATTAATCATGGTTTTAATACTCACAAAAAAAATAAATTCAAGTTGATAGCCCTAATGAGGGCTATCAATACCATCGATTATATTTTAGATATAAATAAGAGACGATTAAAAACCATATAAAAGTAAGCATCCCAGAATAGTCAGGGATGAAACTAATAAACAAAAAAGCGCCTGCCAGTATAAGGACGATGGGAACTAAGTGAGAGTGAGTGCCCCATAAAAATAAGAAAAACTTTTTCATTTTTTTAACATCCAGTACAAGGCGTCACCGATAACCTCTTCATTATTTCCGCCGGATTGAAACTCGTACATTACTTTCGACATCTGAGATTCGATAAGGAAATACAGCATTTCTATCTTTTCACGATAAAGTATTTGATAATATTCCGAATCCTGAAATTTAAGCTTCCTTGCTGCCTGTGCTGCTATCTCTGCTTTGGAATAAAATGTCGTAAGTTGCACAAACCATGTGGACATTTGATTCACTTTGCGAATAAATGAATCCTGAAATCACCACTGCTTACGATTAATTTGGCAATAGTCAACGAAATTGCGAGCTTGCTTGAGCGGTCAACTGCATCATAAGCTTTTTCCCCAATTTTCTCCTTTAAGTAAGAAACAAGCGCATTACTTTTATTTTCTCCAAGGCGCCTGAAAGCTTTACGAAAGTAAAGTTCGACCATATCAAGCACGACATCATTCCTTTTATATATTTCTAACAAGGACAAATACAAGCGCTTATCTTCGCTCCATTGTTCATGGCAGGTACTTCTGTAGTATTCGTTAGTCACGAAGCATGAACCGTAATGAATAAGCTGTTGACTACCAAGTTTCACCTTTTCGATAGTTTCCATTTGGCCTTCATGGATCTCTCTTAAAGCCCTGGTTACGGCTATAGCCATATTTCTGTCTGTTTCTGATTTCCACTTAAGATAGTTTTGTGCCATTTCCATATGCCTTGTTGTAACATTGCTGGCTAATGATTGATCATGGTCGCTCGCAGGGGCAAGGTTGAAGATGAAAAAAAGTCGAAAAATTCTCATTTATGTTGTGGCGGCAATCATTTCATTTCTAATAATTCCTGAAGTTATATTAAGGAAGGTTCCAAATGACATTCTTGCCAGGCTTAGCGATTTTACGAGCCTGGGTGGTTTGTTCAGTCCCTTCCTCTCGTCAATTGTGTTTTTTTCGATTTCATCAATATTATTCGGCATTCTGGCTGTGTATGTCGTGGGTAAAATGTATCGTGCTATAACGCGTGAGAAGCATTAATAAACGCGCTTTAATAATACGAGACAATCCCCCTTTAGCTGTCTGCATGCATTCACTGCATTGTTTTGCATGCGTCACGTAATTTTCGTGATGCTGGGCGGTGCCAGTGTTGACAAGGATCTGATGACTCAATGCAACTGCATTAAAACCGACACGCGAAGCGGGCAGGCGGGGCGAGGAAGGCACTGCGATCCGGAGGGTCCGAATCGTGCATTGCCTTGCGCAGCGCCTTAACATCGGTACTGCTTTGCGCCGCGTCGGTAACGTACATGATGTAACCGGCATGTGCGCCGTTCTGGTCATACTTGCGGCGAAACAGCGTGGCGCTCTCGTTGAGCCAGGCACGACGGTTTATCCGGGTTAAGCGAGAAGAACATGGCAACGAAATACAGAACGATGGTCACCACCGCAGGCACGGCAAAATTTGCCGCCGCGCTCACGCCGGGCGGTAGAAAAGGCAATATCATCGCGATGGCAGTCGGCGACGGCGGCGGCAAACTTCCCGAACCCTCTGCCAGCCAGACGAAACTGATGAATGAGGTCTGGCGCGGAAAATTAAACAGGATCAGCCAGGGCAACAAACACAAGAATTACATCATGGCCGAACTGATTATCCCGCCGGAAACGGGGGCTCCTGGCTGCGTGAAATGGGTCTTTATGACGATACCCGTACGCTGGTTGCAGTCAGCAATATGGCCGAAAGCTACAAGCCAACGTTTGAAGAGGATCAGGCGTCAGACGCTGCCGTTTCAGAGCATGCAGCGGGACGCGGAATATCACTGGCCATCAAACAGCCGCATCGGTAAGCGTGGCGCCTTTCAGTTTCCCGGCGCCGGGGAGGAGAAAATCACCCTCAGCGGTGAGCTTTACCCGGAGATCACCGGCGGCAAACTGACCCTGACGGCGGTCAGGCTGATGGCCGGGGAGGGATGCGCGTGGCCGCTCCTGTCGGGTAACGACATGATTTACGCAATGTACGTTATCAACAGCATCAGCGAGACCGGCGCGGAGTTTTTCACAGACGGCTCGCCCCGCAAAATTACCTTTAATCTGGCACTGACCCGTGTTGATGAGTCGCTCACGGCCATTTACGGCGACCTGAATAAACAGGCCGGTCAACTGGCCGGCAAGGGCAAAGGCGCCGCAACCAGAGTCACATCGTCGCTGGGGTTCTGATGACTGATGCCCTTTACAGATCGCCGGGGAACACGCTCACCCCGGCCTGCATACTGAAAACCGAGAGCAAGGATATTACCGGCAACATCAGCGATCGCCTGATAAGCCTGACCATGACCGACAATCGGGCTTTGAGGCTGACCGGCCCGACCTTGAACTCAACGATGCCGACGGGCGCGTCGTGCTGCCGGTGCGCGGCGCAGTACTGACGCTTTGGCTCGGGTGGTAAGGGGCGACGCTTATTGAGAAAGGCTGGTTTACCGTGGATGAGGTCGAACTCCGGGGCGCACCTGATACGGTGACATTCGCGCCCGCAATGCGGATTTTCGGGGCTCGCTCAATTCCAGGCGGGAAGAGTCCTGGCATGACAAGACCCTCGGTATGATTGTTGAGGCTGTGTTGCAAAGCGTAACAAGCTGGAGGTCGCTGTTGCCCGAACTCGCCCGGATTGCTATCCCGCATATCGACTAGTCGCAGGAATCCGATGCCAAATTTTTGACGCGGCTGGCTGACCGGAACGGCGGCGAGGTTCGGTTAAGTCGGGGATACTGCTTTCCTCCAGGCCGGTAAGGCAGTCACCGCCAGTGGGAAACCCATTCCACAGGTCACGATTATACGCAGTGACGGCGGCCGGCATCAGTTCTATCGCTGGCCGGAGCGCTTATACCGGCGTAACGGCGCAGTGGCTGCAAACCAGAGAGCCAAGGCCGAAGAAAGTGAAGCGCAAGGCAAAAGAACCACACCTGCGCGCCCTGCAACACCCCAAAGCGAAGGCAAAAAAGAAGGAGGCGAAAGTACCGGAAGCGCGCGAAGGTGGGGCTACCGTTATAATTGCTCTAGTGGCAATGCTGTGAGATTTTTTAAAACTAGAGCTTATGCCTTTTGGTGGCTCTGGTACTCTTGATCAGGGTAAGGGCATCTGAAAAGAAAGCTTCGTGCGGTAGTCATCTTTCCGGCATGTCCAAACCCGTCATTCAAACTTGCACCAAAGAGCTAAAGTAATGAAAGGGGTTCAATATCCGTAATCATTGCCCGGATACGAGTATGTCTCACCCAGCCATTCACTTATATCACCCATTACCTGACCCAAATCGCACCCAAAGAAAAAGGAGTCAGACGATTTCTCATCTAATTCCTTGTTTTATTTGGTGGCCCCTGTTGGGTTTGAACCAACGACCAAGCGATTATGAGTCCCATTTTGAAGTGATTAAAATCAGTAACTTACTGATTTTTATGTTTTCTTTAGGACGAATAGTGACGAAAAGTGGCATATAGCGTTGCGCTCTGCTACCACTTAATTGTAATTATAAAAAAATAAATTTATTTTTATTTAAAAATATGAAATTTTATACAGTAGTGTTGAAAATAAAATTGAATCGGCTATCAACATATCATGGAATGTGGGGTTGTTTTTTTTAAGTTAAAATAACAACCCCATTTTTTAACCAACTAATGCTATAGCAGTGCTTTCCAAATGTTCCATGTAAAAAGTTAATATTTCTTTATTCCTACTTGGCCCTTTAGCGGGTATCTTGGACAAGAATTCTCCAGAGGAAGGCTGCGTTCTGGGCATAGTGTGTAGGAACTCAATTACAACTTTATTAAAATCCACCATACTTTCAGATGAATTGTGCGCTATATGATTTCGGATTTTTTTAGCGGAAATTAAATGTGTCATAGAAGATGATATAGCAATTTTTATTGGGTTTTCCCCATCAATATAAGTTTCCGCGCGTTTAATTACAGTGCTTGGCGCTGTCCAATCTAAATAAGGTTGAGAAGATGTGATCATTGCGCGAGCATGAAGCTTATCTTTTGGCCTCAAATATGTTGTAATTTGTGTTCCACTATGCGTGTTTTCACCTGACAGGTATTTTATAAAGATATTTTCAAGCAGGTTTTCGTAAGCTCTATATATACGTAAAAAAATCGCTTCATATAATAGGCTCCTTTCATCGCCCGTCATGTTTGAAGCAGCCTGATTAGCTTTTGTTCGCAGTGAAGCCGCTTGAGCTATTGAGGCTTTAAATTCATTGAGATCATCGATTACAGGCATTTTACATAGCATCCCGAATTTTTTTACAGATAAATTCAGTCCTCAATTTTCGAGATGAGAGGTCTGTGGTCGCTCTGCGTGAGGCATCAATGAAATCTCGATATTCATCATTTGGAGCTAGAGCATCTCTAGCCGTAACCTCATCATATCTTGCACTAATTTCATCTAGTGAATTTCTTATTTGGCCGATATTATTATTATCAATGTTAGTTCTAGGCGCATCATTAAAATTTTCCAAACCATAAAGACAATGTGCAATTGATGTAAATAATGTATAGAAAAAATGGATTCTGTGGAAATTGGTTTGCTTCAGTTCTTCAGACGGATATATCTCTCCTATTATCGTCATTACATTATCGAATTTCGCTGCTGCATCATTACAGTTATCTTCATCATCGTCATACTTTTTATAAAGAGTAGGGATGTGCTTTTTGGGCTGAATGCCATCAATCAATGAGCCTAGTAGGTCAGAGGAAAGTTCAGCTTCTGACATCCTTGTTACCTCTTTCTCGGAAAGAACCCCTCCTTCGATAAAATAAGCAACATATCTAAACCCTAAACTATACGCAGCTTGTTTAAAATAACCCAAGTATTGAGCATTAAGTAGTTCTTGTGGGTTTAATTTAACAGAATAAGTATTAAGCCTTGCAAATATATCTAAGATATCTTCGAACGATAAGTCGAAAAGCATATCTACGCCGATTTCATACTTTAAAAATTCTGATTTTATTTCATCAGGTAAATCATCAAAGTAGAACGAAGAAAACTCTCTGTTGTGAGCTCGAGAAACTTTGAAGTCTCCATTAATATAGCTCAGTATGGCTCTAAGTCTTTGTTGGCCATCAACAACTGTTCTAACATTTCTCCCAACATTCAACGTTTGAGTTATAAGAATTTTAGGTATTGGCTTTCCTCTTAATATAGTATCGACTAGATAAGACTTAGCTTTCTCCGTCCAAACCGATCTTCTTTGAAACTTTGGCGAGAGTTCCAGTAGGCCTGTCTGGCTCCACTCCAAAAAATCTGAAATGTTGTAAGCGCGAGTATCAAAATTTTTCATAATATTCTCATTTATATTTAATAAGATTTTGCATGATTTAAGATGCTAGACTTATGAATGATGCATTCATTTACATAACTATAACATGTTTTCTTGAATGAATAATTATAAATAATCAGATAGTTAGGTTCCGAACTATTGCATTGCCCAGCGAGCTGTTGAACGGCTTGGCTTCCTCAAAGTTGAGTATTCCACTTTCAACATATCGCTATTTGACTCAGCGGGTTGAACAACTTTGCTTCTGAAAAATGATCCGGCCCAAAGTGCGCATAACGCATCGTTACCTTAATATCGGTACGCCCCAATATTCTTTGTAGCACTAGAATGTTACCGCCATTCATCATGAAATGAGAAGCAAATGTATGGCGTAAAACATGCGTTAGTTGCCCTGCAGGTGTTTCAATACCAGCGCGTTGCATGGCCTTTCTAAAGGCTGAATAGCATGGTTTAAAGAGCAACTGCGCTTTCCTGCTGGATGGCAGTTCAGCCTGTAATTTTTCAGTTATCGGCACCGCTCGGTTTTTCTTACCTTTAGTTTTCACGTAGATGATCTGACCGGCGCGGATTTGATTTCCCTTTAAGCCTTCGGCCTCGCTCCATCGTGCGCCAGTTGCCAGACAGATTTTTACAATGGTTATTAGGTCCTTGGATCGGCTATTTTCACATTCTGCGAGGAGGGTTCTAATTTCATCAATGGTGAGATACGCCATCTCTGACTCACTGATTTTAAACTCGCGCACATTCTCTAACGGATTGGGCATAGTCCATTCATCCAATCGGCGCAGCTCATTAAACATTGCCCTGAAATAGGCCAGTTCTAAATTTACCGTGCGCGGCGTTACCGCCTTTACTCGACTGGAACGGGTGATCTTTCTGCTTAACCGCAGCTCGCGATAAGAGGCAAAAATTGTCGCGTTAAACTCGGTTGCGAGTGGGTTTCCCATCGCTTCGCAGGCGAACGCCATTGTGGTTCGCCGCTTCTCTCCATCCGCCAGAGTGATGCCATGCGTGTTGAACCACAATTCAACCAGCTCAATTACCCGGCGCTTATCAGTTTTCTCTCCCAGCCAGGGCTTATCCTGAGCCTGCTCTTTTACGAACTTCTCAAAGGATTGTGCTTCGCCCTTCGTAGCAAACTGACGGCGTATCCTTTTGCCGTCGCGGCCGTTCGGAAAAACCTGCGCTTGCCACTTTCCATTGGGTAACTTGCTGATCGCCATGCTTAGCCTTTAAAGATATTCAGTACGAGCAACGACTTTACCCAACACTTTGATGTCGTCTGCTTTGCATTCAAATGAGGCTTTTCCATTTTCAACGCGGATGCGCCCGCCGGGAAAACGATACAGCTCTTTAACGCTGATGAGCTTATCAATCTCGATGAGCCATAGCCCGTCAGTGATCTCTGCAGCAGTCATATCAACCAGGTAATTCTGTTTCTCGAAATATACTAACAGAGGGGCTTTAACATCACTGGGCAAGAGCTGTGCGTCATATTCAACCCAATCAGATGAAGTGAAATTCCCATTTGTGATTTTTTTGAATTCGATTTTAGCTGATGACTCGTCTTGTTTTGTGATGATTGAATCACCGCGGCCATACGTCAGCCACTCCAGCGAAGTACCGGTTTCCATAGAGCAAATAAGAACCCAATCAGCTGGAAAGTTCCCACGCATTATGCGGTTAGCCATAGTGCTTTGGGATACGTTTAGATGACGACACAGCGCCTGGCGGGATGAGAAACCATATGCTTGAACGATACGCTCAATAGGATCTTTACCACCCTCTGGTAATGTTGGTGCTTTACGACTCGTAAAATCTCTAACTGACCTTTCCAATTTGTGATCCTAATATTCACTCGTCGTATGATGACGTGTTTAATAGTGATAAATAGAGTTGGCTAAAACTCAACAGAGGATAGTGCATCATGACCCGTAAACTTTCAATGCGTCCATCAATCAATCTCGTGATTTCAGAACCCTACGTTACAGTAGAAGAGTTCTGCCGTCGTACCGGTTACAAAGAAGGAACTGTCCGCCAGATGTATCGTGAAAACCGTCTGCCGATCAGAAAGAAAGAAGGGGTTAACGGGCTTATCGAAATCAACATGGTGGCCTTAACGATTGAAGCGGCTGCTGGCTGCGAAATCACCATGCAAGGCTAATGGATTCCATATTGGGATATCGAAAGGGAAAGTTCATGTTTGATTTCCGTGTTTCCACACACAGTCACTTTGATGAAGCCTGCCGGGAATTTGCGGCAAAGCACAATATCATCCAGCTGGCAAAAAAAGCGGGCCTGAATCCGCAGACTGTCAGTAACAAGTTGAACCCCGACCAGGTGCATCAGCTTACGGTTCGGGAAATGCTGATCCTCACCGACCTAACAGAAGACGCAACCCTGGTTGATGGAATGCTGGCGCAGTTGCAGTGTCTGCCATGTGTACCGGTCAATGAAGTGGCGCAAGAAAAATTATCATCTTACGTCCTCAAAGCCATGGCAGAAGTAGGACAGCTGGCCGCTGTTGCAGTGGTTCAGGACAAGGTTACAACGTCCTGCCGCCGCGGCTTAATTCAGAACGTAAACAGCGGCATCCGCTGTCTGACGCTGGCCGCAATGGCGGTACAGACACGTATTCATTCAAACCCGACGCTTGCCAGCACCGTAGACGCTATTAGCGGTCTTGGCGCTTCCATCGGTATCAGCTGAGGTAAACATGGTATTTCCAGTGGCCCCTTTGCTAAAGCGGCAGAACCCGGCACCAGCCTACGGACATGGCTGGATAATGGGGCAGGACGGCACACGCTGGCATCCTTCAAACAACCAGGCGGAGCTGCTGGCAGGTTTAACCGGAAAAGGGAGAAAGAACAAATGGCGATTGAAGGTGAAAACATTGCTGTTCAGTTAAGCGCAGGCCAACGCGTAAAAGGCCTGAATCACATTGCGGCTATTCGCACAAAGTTATGGGGTGATAACTGCGGTAATGAGCTGAAGCGTTTTATGGCTGATATGCGAGACAGACGCGATACGCAGTACGAGCAGAACAAAAGGGCATTAGGCGCAATTTTCTTTCTGGAAAATATCCGGTCAGAACGTCATGACGTTGAATTTGATGAACTGACGAGTGATGAAAAATACGCGCTGATTAGTGCAATGAATCATTTCCATGCAGTCGTGAGTTTATTTCCCAAAAAGCTGACGTTACCTAACTAATTAACCTGACGAGATTAAATGGCGTAAACCCGCCGGACATTCCTTTGCCTGAAATCTGGAGATAAATAATGAATAACTTTTTTGGAGAAAAGAAAACTGAAGACTACGAACAGCCATTAAATGTAATGCTGCAGGACGCACGTATGGAAGAGCGTGGTGCCCGAGCTGAAGTGATGGTGTCTCGCCTTATTGTTCTGGCATGGAAGATCCGAAGCAGTCAGTTAAGCCATGTAGAAGCCGCTGAGCTACTTACCCAAGAAGCTGAGAAATTTCAAAATCAGGCAGAGCAGCTGCACTGATGGCAGACGCAATGGACCGCGTGCAAGAGCGTGTACAGGAGGAACTGGCGCGCCATCTTCATAATGCGCTTAATCGGCCCGTGCAGATTAGCGAGTTTTTTTGTCTCACATGTGGCGAGGCCATCCCGGAAGCCCACCGACGCGCCGTTCAGGGTGTAACCCACTGCGTGACCTGTCAGGACATCAGCGAGCTGAAGCGCACCCATTACAAAGGCGGCGCGGTATGACCACAAACCCGGTTATTGATGGCCGTTACACCATTTCCGTAAAGCAACATAAGCAGCCGGGTAAGCCCCGGCTTATTGCCCTGGAGAAATTCAGCTGGCGGGAAGAGGAAGGCGTACGCACGCAGATTTCGGAGGTTATGGCTCTTTACAACAACCCGGTGCTGCTGGTGCGTGACCTGGTATCCGATGCGATTGGGCATCAGGTGCTGCGTAAAGGAATGGAAACGGCCAGCAGCTATGTGGCTGAAGCCCGCAGGCTGGCGGAACTGGCCGAAATGGCACTGTCTGAGCTGCAGGTCGCACATGACTGAAGCCGTCATGGAAGCTGTTCAGGGGAGCTATCACGCCGTTAATCAGATGCGGCGTGAGTACTTTTCGCCGGGCGCGCCGAAGGACATCACCCTGACAGAGCTGAAGCTATGGCACCAGGACGCCACGGATCACAACTGGCGCAGCCAGTATCTGCACGATTTGCCGGATTTCCTTGCCGGCTATTTTGGTGAGCGCTATGCCAGATTACTGGCAGACGAAAAACAGGGCCGTCGCCGTGCTAATACGTTTTTAAGCCAGACAATTGGTCAGAACGTATTGCCACGCCTGCAGCTTGTCCGCAGCCGCTACAGCTTGCCCGAAACGGCCGCAAGCGAGCTGCCGTTTATCAAACAGCTGGACCGCCTGCCCACGCTGGACCGCCAGGACGTCCGTGATCTTGCCTATAAGGTTGGCACCTTCATGGCGCAAAGCCTGGCTGATTTCACAACCGCCGTGACCCTGCCGGATGATGCCGACGAAGAAGCGATCACACTGGTTGCCTACCGATACCTTTCTGAGTTGGCCGCGCTTACCGGCACCACGCCGCCCTATCGGGCTGAATATCAGGCTGGCCGGGGCACGCTGCCGCTGCGTAAGGCGCAGTCCGGCCTGCTGCGAATGATGGCCCCGGAGTGGTGGCGCGGACGCCTGAAAAAATGCGCGATCTGCAGCGTGAGCATATGGCTATCGCCGTCGGTCAGGTTCAAAAAACCGCTTCGCCGTATGTGTCTCGTGGCACCCTGGGCGAATGGGTGGAGCAGAAGAAACGCAACCGGGAGTTTTTCAAACGCTTCGACCTTATCAACGACGAAGGCGATCGCATTGCCCTGGAAGATATGGTTAACCGCAGCAACGCAAATCCGGCCGTTCGCCGGTGCGAGCTGATGGTGCGTATGCGCGGCTTTGAGGACATTGCCAATGAAACCGGATGCGTTGGTGAGTTCTACACACTTACAGCGCCGTCAAAATATCACGCCGTATACAGCAAAGGTGGCTTTGTGTCGCAGTGGAACGGTGCCAGCCCCAAAGACACACAGCGCTATCTCTGTAAGGTTTGGTCAAAAATTCGGGCCGCGCTCTCACGTGAAGACATTCACGTTTTTGGCTTTCGCGTAGTGGAGCCGCATCACGATGGAACGCCGCACTGGCATATGCTGCTGTTTATGCTGCCGGAACACCGGGAGCGAGTGCAGCAGATTATGCGTGATTACGTTTATCAGGAAGAAAGCGCGGAGCTGAAAACGCCGGAGGCGCGCCGGGCGCGTTTCCATGCCGAAAGCATTGACCCGGCAAAGGGCAGCGCTACTGGCTACATCGCCAAGTATATTTCCAAAAACATCGACGGCTACGCCCTGGACGGCGAAAAGGACGACGAAACGGGAGAAAGCCTGCGCGATATGTCGAAGGCCGTTTCCGCTTGGGCGTCCCGCTGGTCCATTCGTCAGTTTCAACAGATTGGTGGCGCTCCGGTTACGGTATGGCGTGAGCTGCGCCGGTTGCGTGATAAGCAGCTGCCTGATCCGAAGATGGACGCCGTGCTGGCTGCCGCTGACGTGGGTTGCTGGGCGTCCTATACACAGGCGCAGGGCGGGCCGCTGGTTTCCCGGGAAGATCTGGTTATCCGGCTTTGCTACGAAATCAATGAGCAGGGCAACGAGTATGCGGAAGACGTGCAACGCATCCAGGGCATCTATTCGCCGCAAGTCTATGGCTCTGAAATCTCCACGCGTCTGGTTTAATGGGAAAAGGTCGCCAAGGCCGAGGCGTCAGCGGAGGCAGGTTTTTCTGGCGGCTCTGCCGCCCCTTGGAGTTCTGTCAATAACTGTACGGGGCCGCAGCGCCGACGATTAGAGCTGGAGTTAAAAAGCCGGGGGTTCGATGGCAGTGATGAGGAAATAGCGCTGCTTTTAAGGGGCACCAACCTCGATAGTGGGGCAAAAATGAAGCTTTTCTATCAGAACGGCAGGTTACAGGAGAAGCGTATCGGCAGCTGAGAGCAACAGATCAATCCCATTGAAAGTTAAAAAAGTTTCACATCATCTTAAATCTTTTATACTGTATATATATACAGTTAGTGGGATGAAGGAGGCGACATGCAGGACTATCTTTTGGAGTCAGTAAAACTCCAGCGTATTGATTTCTTTTTAAAACTTGTTTCTGTCAGTGACTGTAGCGATTAGGAAAAACGTCTGGCAATAGAATGGGTATCAGAACTAACAGACGAACTGATGGCGCGCCTGCGTAATCAAGAGTACAACCGTTCAATGCAGATTTCAGAGTGATAACTGGTAGTACAGCGGTGATAGCCTGACGTGCATGACTATGCCGCATGAATTCGCATTAATTCGCATGATCCGCAGAGGATCGCCAGCGTCGAAGCCCGCCAGTCCCGGCGGGCTTTTACGATGTCATGCAGGTGCATGAAAACCGCTACATAAAGCGGGCAGGCGTGGCGGGGGTACGAGCGCGCGCAATCATATTAACACCTAGTGCATGCTTGTTGCAGAACCCCCTGTAAAAAGTTATTTTTAACTATCCCCCAACATCAGCGGAATGATTTATGCAGAATTTTGAGACAAATGAAATTTTTGGTTTATCAAGGGATTTGCCACTTAATTACATTGAAAGGCCTGACGTAGACAATAAATTAAAACAGGAATTATTGGCTAAAAAGCATATTGTTATATACGGCAGCTCTAAACAAGGGAAAACTTGCGTAAGGAAACACTGCATAAATTCTGAGGATTATATTTTAGTCCAGTGCTCAAACCGCTCAGATGTGTCAGAGTTGAATGCTAGCATCTTAAAAAGAGCAGGGTTCGAAATTACGCAATCAACTAAAAAAGGAATCACAGGTAAAAATAAGATTCTTGCAACCATTAAAACAAGTATTTTCGGATTCGGTGCAAGTGCCGGTGGGGAAATAGAAGATACAAATTCTCACGAACAAGTTAAAGCACCTTTAGAAATTGATGTGGATGATGTCAATGATGTGATTGCGGCTCTAAAATCAATTAACTTTAAAAAAATTATAGTGCTCGAAGACTTTCACTATATGCCTTTCGAGACTCAACGTGATTTCTCTATAGCTTTAAAAGCTTTCCACGAGAGTTCAAATATAATTTTTATTGTTGTTGGCGTGTGGTTAGAGGATAATAGATTAATTGTTTATAACGGTGATTTAACTGGCCGAATCATATCTGTTAACGCTGACAAGTGGGAAACGGCTGAGTTGGAGATGGCAATTCAAAAAGGCGGTGAACTCCTTAACATCGATTTTGATGCAAAGTTTAAAGCTGACATTGTTCTTCACTGCCTCAACAGTATTTATTTGGTTCAGGAGGCATGTAGGCGTGCATGTATCGAGTGTGGTATTTCAGGAACACAACAAATCAAGACGACTATTGGCAATGGTTTAGACGGTAAAGAGATCATTGCAAAAATCGTCGGTGACCAATCAGCACGTTACAACTCTTTTTTAATAAACTTTTCGGATGGTTTTCAGGATACAGAATTGCAGATGCATAAGTGGATTCTTTACCCTGTACTTTCCTCAACAATTAGTGAGCTTGAACTAGGCCTTAAGTTCAAGGATATTAGAGCAACTTTACAGTCTGTTCATCCAAGAGGCGAAAAGCTTAACCTCGGTAATGTAACTCAGTCATTGCAATCTACTGCATCCTTACAGATTAAAAAAAATATAATGCCAATCATACTTGATTATGATCAGACAAATAGAAAGCTGAATGTAGTTGATAAAGGTTTTTTGATATGGCTTCAACATCAAGATATAGCTGAATTGAAAGATGACTTAGATTTACCATAAGTAAAGGCACCCGCAAGGGTGCCTTTTATTTACATATCTAAAATATAGGGATTGAAACTTATTACTTCTTCATTAAGCCAGCTATTCAGCTCTTTAAATCGCTCTTGCAGGGGTATCAACTCGTTACGCACGAACACGCGGCTGGCTTTCTCTATGTCACCAAACCCGCCGGTGTTGTTCGGGATTATTCCCATCAGCTGCGGCGGCACGCGGTGAACAGCCAGCATATCGTCGCGGCTCACGTTTTTGATGTTCAGAAACTTATCCTTCGCCGCTACCTCTGACAGCGGGATGATCTGGATGCCGTCCTTTTTCCCGTTCGGGCTGTACATAAACAGGTTACGAAAATTGCCAGGTCCCTTAGCGCTTTTCATGGCGCTGCGGATGTTATCCACGTCCTGCTGGCTCTGTGCCGGGTCGGTCATGTACATGATAAAGCCCGCGTGACTGCCGTTAATGTAATACTTGCGGCGAAACAGCGTGGCCGACTCATTCAGCAGCGCGGACGGGATGGCCGACAGATACCCCGGCACGCCGTAAATTTCCTGATTAATGTCCGGCTCCATCAGGTGAAAGACGCTGCCCTTCGCAAACTCATACGGATCGGCGTTGATGCCGTAATGCGCATACCAGTATGTATCAAGGTCGAGTCCGCGACGCGTAAACTTCGCAAGCGATGGCTCCAGCTTGATCGTGTTCCCGAGGCGGCTGGTTCGCTTCTCCAGATAGGCATTGGCAAAGACAAGATAATCCATCGCAAAGCGGGTAAAAGCCTGCTGACTCAGCAGCGGGTGCGGGATAAAGGTGCTCGCCAGAATGTTACACTTTACGCTGATCGGAGAGCTGTGATGAACGGCGGAGCGGAACGTGCGCGCCAGCCCGTCAAAACTTACCGGCGGCTCATACCAGCGGTCCATCACCACGCATTCCACATAGTCCAGCAGTTCACGGCGATCGAGAACCGGCACCGGGTCGCCAAAGGTGAACGCTTCCGCCGCCGGTGCGCCGGTCATGTTTTCCGGCTGACTGACCGGCTGCGTGCGGGCGCGGCTTTTTCGTTTGCTCATTTAACAGATCTCCATAATGTTGCGGGTGTGGGCCGCTTCGCCCTGCAGGGGTTCGTTTGCCAGCCGCTCCGCGCAGTAACGGCGATCTGATGCGCCTGCTGGATGAGACGGAAGCCGCCTGGGCGAACTGCGCGGATAAGGTGGACACCATAGTGAACTGTCAGGAAAAAGACGATGAACAAACCGCAGTCCTTACGCCACGCCCTGAATAAGTCGGTGCCCTATGTGCGGGAGAACCCGGATCGGCTGCACCTGTTTGTGGATAACGGTTCGCTGGTTGCTACTTCTGCCGCGTCCATCTCATGGGAGTACCGCTACACCCTGAACGTGGGGGTGACGGACTTCACCGGCGACCAGAACCTGTTAATGGCCCCCATTCTGTACTGGCTGCGGGACAATCAGCCCGATGCGTTGCAGAACCCTTATGAGCGGGAAAAGCTGTTTACCTTTGAAGTGGATATTCTGGGCAACGGTGCCTGCGATCTTAGCCTGAACCTGAAGCTGACGGAGCGGGTGATAGCACGGGAGGTCAACGGGCAGATGCAGATTGAAGCCGTACCGGAGTCGGACGAGCCGGAAGAGTTCTGGACGGGGCGCTGATGGACGAACGGCAAAAGATTTACGACTGGCTGGCCGTACTGCTGGCAAATCTGGAACCGGCAGCACGCACACGGATGCTGCGTGAGGTGGCGCAGGACGTGCGGCGCATTCAGCAGCAGAATATCACCGCGCAGCGTGCGCCGGACGGGACGACATGGGAGCCGCGCCGGATGACCGCCTGGACAAAGCAGGGGCGGATGAAGCGCAAGATGTTTACGAAGCTGAAAACGGCGAAATACCTCAAAGCGCAGGCAAATGCCAGCCAGTCAGAGGTCCGGTTTACCGGGCTGGTGCAGCGTATTGCCTGTGTGCATCACTACGGGTTGCGCTATCGGGTGAGCCGGGGTGGCGCTGGGGTGAAATACGCAGCGCGTCCCTGCTGGGCGTGAATAGTGAAGTGGAAACCGCAGTACATGAGGCATTGCTGCGCTGGCTTACTGGATAAATTGAGTGCCCAAAATTGAACCGCTTTTTAAATATTTCTGGTTGCTCCTCAATTTAATACCTTTTATAAACGAAAAGCGGACGCGCGCATTGAAAATTGTAGCGCAGCTGCTGATGCTGAACCCGCATTTCGCGGGCTCTTTGCATTGGAATATTCAATAAAGTAGCCAAATACTAGTCAGCTGGCGGCAATCCCATCTGTGCTATTTCACCGGCGTGATTTTTATTAAGGTTGATCTGGCACTGGTCTATGTATGACTGGTAGTCATCAGCGTCCTCGTCCAGTTCGGTCGCTACCGACAAACACAGCTTATCGCGATAGTTTTTCCAGAATTTTTGCGCCTCAATAAACCGCTGGCTGTAAACATCCCCGGCGGTTTCAGGATTGTCTTCTTTTCCATTGAAAGGGCCAACGTTATTAGCCTTTATGCGCTTAACAGTTTCAGCAATGAGCGTATCCATTTCCTTGTTACTGCTTTCTTTTTTGACAGTCAGGCAATTATAAGCTGACGGAATGTCCTCATTTTTTTTGAAACAGAGGTCTCGTTCCACACCCGTGGTAAGCTCCGCATGTGCTGCCATAGAGGCAGTCAGCGCCCCCAGAATAATGAAGATTTTTTTCACTGCAGATACCTGATCCTGTGTCTGTGGTTTTCAAATGACATGTAAATGGATGAGTTTTTTATATGGGTGATCAAAGCAGCCCTGCCATCGATGGCAGCCTGGAAAAGTGCTCTGGCATTGTGTACACCTTGGTAGAAAATATCGATTATTACATCCTGTATTTTTTGATCCAGCTGTTCCCATTCAGGCGCATCAGGGAGACGGTGTGATACCCGTTTATAAAGATTCCTGGCCTCGTTAACCTTTACCTGGTAAGCAAGCTCAAAAAGCCGAATTTGCTGTTGATGAGTGATCTCGCCAACCAGAGGGCCATAGACTTTTACAAATTGTCCTGCCTGATGGCCTTTGATATGTGCCGCTTTTGAACATATTACAGCCTTGTATTCTTCAATGCCGGCCTGCCTTAGCGTATTGAAAATTTCTCCTGCACTGCGGTTTCCCATGTCATACCCACGTCCTAATGTTACCCCCGACGAGTTTGTAGGCGGCCATTGCAGTATGCGTGAGAAATTAGGGTAACGACGCTGCCGGAATGGCGCCACGGCGGTAATGTAGTCAACGCCTTCTGCATCGAAAGTCAGTTGCCCCCGCCGGACGGCCAACGGACCGCCGCTGTGTTTGGGGCGAAAATGGGGAGAGGTAGCCTTATCAAGAGCCTGCATGAACCATGTATCTGTAGGCTGAATCAGGCCGTTAGGCGACATATTTAAAAGCCGCTGATACCAGCGTATCGCCTCAATAGTAGCAGTATCACAGTGTCCATTTACTGCAAGTGATCTTCCTGTAGTCAGTCCATACCCTGCATTTTTTACCAGATGCTGGATGGCCTTAACTTCGTCAGGATTATTGGTTCCACAGGCTCCGACTGATGAAGACAATCGAAAAATGTGTGGACCTTGATGTCGGCCATGAGTCATGGTTTGTCCTTTGCGCGAGCAATGTCATGTCTAATCATGTGGCAAAATTCTATCTTTTTTAGAGCGTATTAGCCACGCTGTCAGGGGCAGATCCCAGTACATGAGAAAACGCAGCTCCGGACACCCGGTAGCCAAAAGTTCCGTCTGCATTATGCCTGTGCTGGGACTCGGCATGCGGTGAACTGATCTCCTATCCTTAGCATACCGTTGTATTCGTAACGTCCGCTTTGAGCGAGAAGCGGACATGAAATTAATTCAACTGCGGTAGTGGTCCTATGATTGCCAGGGCGGGCTTAGAACTTGTTGTGAACTCAATTGAATCTCGCGAAAATTCTTATCTAGCGCAAAGCGGATGGATAAGGCGAGAGTGATCGTTCCATCAGGGTTATATAGTGGTCCGTTTAGCACAGATGGCACGCCCCATCCAGCAGGAGTATTATTACTGGATCGAAACCCCGGGGAAGCCCAATATTCCTGTGCGCGACTTATTAGCAAATCTTCGCCAAGATTCAGCTCTGAAGTTAAAACAGCCCACTGATGCTGACGAAGCAACGCAGCGTAACGTTCTGCTGTTGCCATAACTGTTGATGGCTGAACCTGAAAGCTAAAGCAGACCCGAACAAAAACCTCAAACTGCAGTGGGCTTTTACCTGCCTCAACTTTCGTCCATGCGCTTGGAGTTTTACCAATCCAATCGGCAACTTGCGCTTGGTGGACCCCTCTCTCTATGCGCAATTCACGTAAAAGTATCATGCAAATACTTGAGTAGGTTGTGATGTATTGTGTTTCGGACATACCAGTTACCTCTATAGTTTCAGTCTAAAGAAGGTAACACGGCAAGTTGTTTTTTGGAACATTTAAATTCCACAAAAGAACAATGATGTTCCTAACAGGAACTTGATGGGCTATTTAAAAACCGATTAGTTAACGATGAATCACCTAAGCCTCCTTCAAAAGCCGCACTGCAATACATCAACCTGGCAGCCCTAGCCTATGTTGCGATGGCCAATGAGGTACTTCACTCTGTCATGGTGAATATTTCGCTGAGGGTGAAGTCGCAACCCCTGCTCCCAGGCAATGTCTGCAACCTTCTCAGCATCGGATCCGGTGCGCTCGTTTTCTCCCCTGGATTGCCAGAGTTTCAAAATCTCAGTATTCACATTCATTTTCTGTTTCCTGTGTGTTTGGGAACGCTCAGCGTCATGTCACGACGGTGGGAACGGCAACATAATTTGGTGCAGGCAACGAAATATCCGCACCCGCTGTTAACGTGAAATGAGGGTTTGACCTTTTCCTGGTCAATTAACATATTTTGATGTCAGCGATGTTCGCTTTTGGCACACAGCGGACTGTCCATTCAGGCTTAATCCAGCGCAAATAAAGCATCAACTCAATGACTCAGTTCGGTTAAACCTTTGTATCACATCTCATACAATGCCCATCTCTGCCTCTCAACTTTCGTTCATGGCAACCTCTTGGCATGAACGCACAACTCACCGAAATCATGCGCCTTATCACCAACCTGATCCGCACCGGGAAGGTCAGCGGCTTCAAAAAGCAGGTAGACGGCAGCAGCTGGATTATCACCACGCTGACGCACAGCCTGAGCAGTGACGGTGGGTTTACCACCAGTCTGGAGCTGGAGGTGAAGATTGATAGTCTCGAAATGGAATAAGAACCATCCCATTATGTTTTTTTGTGTATTATTCATCTTAAATGGGAAGGGGTGCGCCACTATGATGAATTGCCCGCTGTGTGGAAGCGCAGCACATACTCGCAGTAGTTTTCAGGTTTCTAAGACAACGAAGGAACGCTATAACCCGTGCCAGAATATTAATTGCAGCTGTACTTTCAAGTCTCATGAAACCGTCGCTGAAATTATCTCGCAACCCGCTACAGTGAAGCCTGTTCCTCCGCATCCGAACCGATCGCCACAGGGCACGCTTTGGTTATAGCTTTCCATCAGAACCCGCTCAGGCGGGTTTATTTTTGAATAAGCGATTTTATATATTTATCAGACTCATCCATATTCATAGGACCTAGCCTTTTGCATTCCTGCCCACCGCCGTTAAGCGTTATCTGCTGATCGCCTGATTTATTTGAAATAACAACCTTCTTTATCAAGCCGGGATTCCACGTTTTGCCAACGTATTGTGTGTCGCATATACCACGGAAAAACAGTACGGCCATATCTTCGTTAACGGCTGGCTTCTTCATCGTCATGGATAGGGTGCCATCAAGAAGACCGAAAGAGTCGTGCTGATAAGTATTGATGACTTCTAAAACGGGTTTAGGAACATCATCAGCAAAATCATTTAAAACCGGCCGAGAAATTTCATTCGCAAAGGCGTTAGACGCCAGCAAAAGCGAGAGCGAAAAGAGAATTTTTTTCATGAAGAGGGTCTCTGTTTAAAAGCGATGCAAAATTTCTGCTGCCATTTTGCTGCCAATGACTGCGACGCCAACAAAAAAGCCACCCTTGCGAGGTGGCTTAGATTCCTGATTTAACAGGTAAAATTTGGTGGCCCCTGTTGGGTTTGAACCAACGACCAAGCGATTATGAGTCATATGAATAGCTTGTTCCATCGTTTTTCATCTTAAACCATGTTCGCTTATTAAATGCTATAAAACAGAACGTTATGTTGATTTCTTCGTTTCATGTTGTTCCGGGATCTTCCTTTCAGTATCATCCTTACGTCACCTGCTACATCACCCAGAAAACAGCAATATAATTCTCGTAAGGACTCTCTCTTGGCAGACAATCTAACGGACTCAATGGTGCGCGGTCTTAAAGCTCGCGACTCGGCTTATCAGGTTTGGGACAAGAGTGGTGAGCGCGGAGCAGGGCGTCTGGGCGTTAAAGTTGAGCCATCCGGGCAGCGAGTTTTCTACTATCGCTACTACTGGAATGCTAAGCGCCACTTTATTCAGTTGGGTCGTTACCCTGAAATGTCGTTAGCTCAGGCTCGTCAGCTTGCGAAAGGTTATGCCGGTACGCTGAAGGAAGGGAAGAACCCTAAGGTCGAAAAGGCTGAACAGGAAATCGCGCTGGAAAAGCAAAAACGTGCCGAACAGTTAAAGGGCAGCATCGAGCAGCTTATTCAGGGTTACACCAACAAAATGCGGGAAGATGGAAAGCGGACATGGCAGCAGGTGCTCTACCGTCTGGAGAAAGAAACGTATTCCGTTATCGCCAAAGATACCAAAGCTAACGAAGTCACACCGCTACATATCAAACAGATTCTGTCCGCTATCATTCAGCGCGGTGCGAGCGTTGAAGCAAACCGTGTGCGTTCTTATCTGATGGCAGCTTTCAACTATGGGCTCAAAGCGGACAACGATCCGGCCAACCACCAGCAGAATGTGATGTTTGGGCTTGAGATGAACCCGGTGAGCGTCATCCCTAAACAGTCTGCTGCAGAGAAAGCGGGAACCAACTGGCTCAAGTTGAATGAACTGCAACAGTTAATGGGGGACTTCCCCAAAACGCCAAGCGTCGGCAGCACGGTAAGTTTGCTGCTTAATTTATGTGTTTACGCTGGTGGCCAGCGCCCACATGAACTGGCTTCCAGTCGTTGGGATGCAGTGAACTGGGAAGAAAAAACGCTGTTGATCGTCGCTGATGTATCAAAGAACAAGCGTGACCATCTGGTTCCGTTAACGGATTCAGCGGTCGAAATTCTGGAAAGGCTGAAGGTGGAAAACGTTAACAATAGTCCGTTTATCTTTCCGCAACGGCTGGATGCGGCTAAACATCTGCGGACCGACAGTTTTGCGCAGGCAATCATCTATTATCGTGAGCACTTTCCTGACAATCCGGTGTTTGTTGCAAGGGATTTACGGCGGACCTGCAAAACGCTGATGGGCGAAATCGGTGTTTCGAAAGAGCTGCGTGACCGCATTCAAAACCATGCATTGCAGGATGTCAGCTCGAAGCACTATGACCGTTATGATTATCTTGTAGAGAAAAGAAGGGCATTAGAACAGTGGGAAAAGAGGGTTAATCATGTTGAGCAGGCCACCAGCAACGTAGTGAACTTATTCCAGAGAGGATGAGAATTGGCCAAAGATAGTCTCAATTCTTTGAAGAGCATTTACCAGCCTGGTTCATAGGATAGTGTATTGTTGAATAGACCGGGCATTATCGATGAAGCAGATTTTGATGTGTTGTCAGTTCAGGCAGATGCTGGGTTACAGTCTTTTTGGCGAGCATAAAGCGTTTAAAAGGCTATTCAGGCCGAAATCACTGACAGCTATATGCCGATGATACAGCTTGTTGACGATATTTTGCCGAATTAGCGAGCTAAGCCGATAGCTTTTGCTTTAGCTTGATACTGCTTATGATTTTGCTCAATTTTCCGCACAGCTTCACCCGTTTCAATAGCCGTTGAGCTAGCAACGGAGCGGCAAATTTGTTGTTTGGTGATTTTGGCGCTGGTGGCTCGACTTTGCATTGTGAGGTCCTCATTGTGCTTATCGGGTTTGTAGGGGGTGGTAGGTGAGCTTACAAGTTGGTTTATCAGAGGGTGTTTGCTGGAAGGTAGCCCACCATTGAGGTGGGCTAAGCTGCTTAATCCTGATACCTGGCTCTTGCTCTCATTTCCTGCATGTTCATGCCGTGATGAAAACGCTGATGTCCACACATCCAGCATGAACAGAGGCATGGCGTATGATAAGCCTTACCGATATTGACGATAGTCGCGCCTTCAGGCCAGCTGTAAGCCGCATTATTATAGCGGCCGCGTTTAGTTTTGAGCCTTTTCATATGATGGCGACGAAACGCTCGATTTCTTGTATGCATGGGTAATCCCCGAATATACCGTCGGGGCAGCCACACCTTCGTGTGACCGCCGGAACGGGTATTCGGAGTGGAGGATTTTACGCATTGTTAAGATCCTTATTAAAATCCATTCGCCTGAATGCCGGAAAATTCTACTCGTTAGTATCCCAGTTTATGAAGTGATTTTTCAATCTTTCAACAGTGTGTCGCCACTTTGGCGTTGTCGGTTTACAAACGGTATTTTGATTACCGAAGAATCCGAGTTCATTTACTGCATCCTGTTCACTACGGGTTTCAAGCCATTTTACTGAGACGAAATACTCAGATTTATCGGGATCACCTGAGTTATCACGATAAAGGTCTCCATGCTTAAGCACGTCCATCGCGAGTTTTTCACCAGCCTCAGTATTAACTGTAAAGCTGCTGGCTGGCTCAACGGCACTTTGCACAATACCGACGCCTACATAACCTGTTTTTGGGATGTTAACCCAGACGCGTTGACTGGGCTGAAGCTGTTTTAAGGTCTGGCTGTACCAGCTTCCGCCACCGGCACTGATAAACCCGTAATGTCGCGCCTCTTCCCAGTTACGACTATTTGAGTCACCGAACGAGACATAGAACTCTCCATTCCAGGGTTCTTTTGATTGAGCACTCGTACTTGCGGTGGCCTGAGCAGCATTAGTTTGCGTCTCGCTGGGATCGAGAAGCCAGGCGCGACTTAAAAACTGTTCATCTCCGTGCTGAAAGACTTTGAAGAACAGCACGTTAATAGAGATACCATTTTTACTTAAATAGTCGACAATGCGTTCGGTGGACGGATCCAGTTCCGCCGCTACGATAATGATTTGATGCGACTGGTTAATAGACTCTTCTTCTAACTCAGTATTGAAACGTTGCTTAAAGGCGTCACCCAGATTACTGCCGCCAGAGAATTTTTCATAAATTTGTGACAGGCGGTCTGCGGTTAAATCATCTACCCATGAAGCGTAATCCAGCGCCTGAGCGACTACCTCGCGCGGTGTGCGGTCGCGTTTCAGCTCTATCAGGATTAGCGAGGCATCAGGCGCTATCGCCAGCAGATCAATACGCCCCTTATCGAGCGTATTTTCCTGATGACCGATAATCATCCACTGGTCTGAAAGAATGGTTGGGTCGTTTAAGATCATTCTTTCCAGCAAACTTTCACTGGCCAGCTTGCTGATGGTCAGCGGCTGTGGGTTATCCCCCACCCGCCAGATAGCATGATGAACCGGCATCGTCTGTTCCTTAGCTTAGCGCTGCGTCTGTGAGTGCATTCGCCAAATGTAGCTGGGTTTGCTGGGCAGATCGCAGGTGGGATTTAAGTTTTTCGCAGATAATGAATAGTTCATCAATTTTAGTAACAATTCGATGTTGCTCTAATAACGGTGGTACTGGGAATTCAAATAATTCCAATGTTTTTTTACTAAGTCCTTCAATTGCCATGCCGACTTGTCTTCTCCATATCAGGTTTTGAATAAGGGGAGATTTAATGGCTAAGTGAACAAATGGTGCAAGCTCGCCCAATAACAATCGAATGATTGTGACATGCTGGCTAACGTTTGCCTCTATGATGTGATCAGGAAATATTAAAGTGCGGCCTAATGAAGCCCCGGTGATATTTAGAAGAATATCACCAGGAAAAACTTTCGTTCCATCCATTTTAGAATGTATATTTTTATCAATATACACTATATCGTCTAAACGGAGGCCCTCATTCCACACGTTTTGAGAGCGAAGAAATGGAATGCCTTCAGTTACATATGCACTTTGCCCTCCTCGAGGAGTACTACCCGAGCCCATCTTGCTGGTTAGGTCACCCAGCCTAATAAACTCCCACCCCTCCGGCAACCCAAAAGGCTTTTCCTCATCACTCACTGGCGGCAAAGGTTTCTGTTTTTTAATTTTACCTTCTTTCACCAGTTGCGCTTTTTCCTGCTCAATACGCTTTAGCAATTCGGATGCGGGTTCGTCGTTGGGGTCTTGCGGCACCAATCTACCCATCACCGCCAGTTGCAGAATGGTTTGTTTAAGCGCATCAATGCTAGCTTCGGTGGTAAACAGCGTGTCGAAATGCTGGCTGATTCGCGCCCAGTTTTCGGCTAACTCTTCGGCATTTTGGCTATTGGTAAGTGTTGCCAGCAACGTTTCAACCAGCTGGGAATGTGCTTCCAGACTGGTCAGAGATTGCTGCTCCAGTTGGTCGCAAAGGGACATGAGGTCTTTTACTTTTTGAACGATATTTATTTGCTCATTGACAGGAGCTAGAGGTGTTAACGCATTTATTGCTTTATCAGTACCTAACCTTGGCATATTCATGCCATGTGTTGATTCGTTAGCGTATCTAATAAAGCTAGGGGACTTTAGTAATATGCTCAGATATTCTGAAGTGATTCCATTGAATGGTCTGACGGGAATTATCTCAGTGGTGCAAACGCCATCATCATCAGCAATAAGTACTTTATTTAAATATGGGCGTAACTTTCCATATAGTACGTCCCCACATGAAAATCTATTTTTTGAGCTTTTGAATGGGCGTTCGGCAAAAGTAACTCTATTTAAAAGCCTGGATGTTTCTTTTTCAATATCTTCGAGTTCAACAATCCATGTGTTGCTTTTAGCATCTTCAGGCTCTGCTTTATCGCATTGACCATAATTTGTCAGAAAACCTAACGATGTCCATTCCCAGCTCTCCGGCAATTCAAACGGCGTTTCATCCTCATTAATTTTTGCCAAAGGCTTCTGCTTTTTAATTTTTCCCTGCTTCACCAGCTCGGCTTTTTCAGCGGCAATGCGTTTTAGCAACTCAGACGCAGGTTCATCATTTGGGTCCTGTGGCACCAGCTTGCCGCGCACCGCCAGTTCCAGAATCAGTTCGCGCAGCTTTTTAATGCCATAAAGATCAATCTTGCCGTTGTTGCCGCGTCCAGCCGTTGAACGTGTCTGTAAGGCAGATGTCCAGGTATTGATATGTTGGGTGATTAGTTGCTCAGCAGACATCAGTTGGCCTCCTTGCCCGCAAGCGCGGCACCGAGGATATCGCGTAGCTGGTGACGCAGCTGGCTAATCTCCGCTTGCTGCTGTTGATACTGCACCAGCAGCTCATCGGGATCATGGCTGATCGCTTCTGCCTGATGCGGATTCTTGATATCAAGGTTGAAGTTACGTGCAATGACTTCATCAATGCTGACTTTCCAGGCGTGTTCGTTTTCAACACGGCTGGCAAAGCCGTCGGCTTCATTGCCCCACCAATCGATCTCCGGCTGAAACTCTTCAACTTTCATGGGGCGGGTTTTGCTGTAGTTTTTCACGCCTTCAGGATAGGGATGTTCATAGAACCAGATATCCTGTGTCGGCTGGCCTTTGGTGAAAAACAGCAGGTTAGTTTTGATGCCGGTATAGGGATTAAACACGCCATTCGGCAGACGTACGATGGTGTGCAGGTTGCACTCTTCTGTCAGCAGCTTTTTGATTTTGGTTTTAACACCTTCACCAAATAGCGTGCCATCTGGAAGAACGACAGCGGCGCGTCCTTTATCCGCCAGCACTTCCACAATCAACTGCAGGAAAAGGTCTGCAGTTTCACGCGTTTGCGTTTCAGAGGGAAAGTTTTTCTCGATGCCATCTTCTTCGGTGCCGCCAAATGGCGGGTTGGTAACAATCACATCGAACTGCTCATCCCATGAAGAGAGCGGCTTGCTTAACGTATTGTCATGGCGAATCTGTACCGGAACTTCAATACCGTGCAGTAGCATATTGGTAGTACAAAGCAGGTGCGGGAGCTGCTTTTTCTCTACGCCGTGAATCTGCTTCTGCAGCGTTTGGTGATCGTCGGTGCTGTGAACGTAGTTGGCTTTAATATGGTCAACCGTGCAAGCCAGAAATCCGCCAGTACCGCAGGCGGGATCAATAACGCGCTCGCCCAGTTTGGGATCAATACGGTTAACCATAAAGCGGGTAACGGCGCGTGGCGTATAAAATTCGCCCGCGTTGCCAGCGCTTTGCAGGTCGCGCAGAATCTGTTCGTAGATGTCGCCAAACAGATGGCGTTCGTTGCTGTCACCGAAGTCGATTTCGTTCAGCTTATTGATGACCTGACGCAGCAGCGTACCGTTTTTCATATAGTTATAGGCGTCGCTGAAAGCTTCCCGCACCACAAAGCCACGTGGATTTTTATCGCGAGGGGCAGGCAGGCTTTTCAGGGCAGGGAAGAGATCGTCATTAACGAACTCAAGCAGCTTGTCGCCCGTTATGCCTTCAGCATCTGCTGCCCAGTTGCGCCACAGATAACGTGCGGGAACCGGGAGGCGATACTCTTCAGCATCCATTATGGCTTCCAGCTCTTCTTCCTGAGTGTCGAAAATTTTTAAAAACAGTAGCCATGAAAGCTGACCCAGACGTTGCGCATCGCCGTCCACACCGGCGTCTTTACGCAT